GCGGTCTTCTTTCACCACCAAACGACTCAAAGAGCCATGAATAGCCACGCAGGAGACTCAGTAAGACCCGAAGAGGCTACAAAGGGCTTAGATAGGCCTACATCGGTTTTAGAGGGAACTACAGGACTTTATTTAGGGGCTGTGACTCCAAGAATCCACTCAAAACTCTTAGATTTACCGACTCGCGGGCAGGATCTAATCGATTTCGCCGATTCGATCAAGCTTCCGCTTCTTCCTTGGCAGCGATGGGTCGCTTTAGAGGCTCATCGGTATAAGGCCGATGGTCGCTGGGCTCACCCGTTAGTAACTGTCGTCGTGGCCCGCCAGAATGGTAAGACTACGCTCATGAAGATCCGCGCTCTGGCTGGTCTGTTCTTATGGCAGGACGGACTCCAGATCGGAACAGCTCATCGACTTACTACATCGCTGGAGACTTTTAGAGATCTTGTTAACATCATCGAAGAGAACGAACACCTAGCCAGACAAGTAAAAAGAATCCGCTGGGCGCATGGCTCGGAAGAGATCGAACTTAAATCCGAGTTCGGCGGCGGTCGGTACATGGTAAAGGCTGGAGGTTCAGCTGCTCGCGGTATCTCTAAGCCCGAGACCGTTTTCGTAGATGAGACCCGCGAACTCAAAGACGAATCGACGTGGGCTTCTCTGCGCTATACCATGATGGCGGCTAAATCGCCGCAGCTCTGGACGCTATCGAATGCGGGAGATCAGCATTCCATTGTTCTTAATCAGCTTCGCGAGCGTGGAATGAGCGCAAGTAAAGGCGACGACATCGCTTACTATGAATACTCATCGAACTACGAGAAGATAGACGATTCGCCCGCGTTCTGGAAAGGCGCGGCGATGGCGAATCCAGCACTCGGCCACACTATCCACATCGATAACATTCGGGCAGTTCTTAATGATCCGCCAGACGTCGTAAAGACAGAAGTTCTCTGTCGCTGGGTAGCCACAATCTCAGCTGCTATCCCCGCCGAAGAATGGAATCAGTGTGGAGAAGAAGGCTTGGAGCTTGATCCAGAGAAGACGACTTGGCTAGGAATTGACGTTAGCCCTAATCGAAGGGACGCGGCACTGGTCGCAGCTCAACAGATCGACGACGAGCGATTCTTCGTCAAGCTCTTACATACTTGGCACAATCCAATAAACCTAGACGATAAGGCGATCGCGAACGACATCGCTCCCTATGTCAAACAGTACCCAGTCGAGACAGTGGCTTATTCTAAGAGAACTGCGTCGGCTATAGCTGCTCGATTAGTTCCCGCTGGGATTCCGATCTCAGACATCGACGGCGCACTGTACGGCCAAGCATGCGACGAATTGTTAGGAGCAATAACATCGAAGAGACTACGACACGATCCGAAACAGACAGAACTCTCCAAGCAGATCTTATCAGCTGCGAGACTTCCGTTCGGAGATGGTGGCTGGACTATCGGGCGGAGAGCTTCACAGTCGACTGTCTGCGCGACGGTTGCTACTGCGTTAGTCACTCATTACGCGACACGCCCACCGATGGATCTTGACATCATGGTCGGATAGGAGTAACGCGTTCTCTAGAATTAGGACATGGGTTTATTAGATCTATTTACTTCCAAGGCTAACGCCGAGTCTCCAGCTGCTTCTATTAACATAGAGGCCGCGGAATCGCTGTACCCTGTAAACACTCTTAACTCTCTCGGCGGCTATTACTTCATGGGTAATCAGACCGCCACTCGTACCGAGGCGATGGGCGTTCCAGCCTTAGCTCGCGCGCGTAACATAATCTGTTCTTCTCTTGGATCTTTCCAAATGCACACTCGCAACATCGCAACAGGCGAGAAAGTGCAACAGCCGCGTGTTATTAATCAACCAGATCCAAGAATCGCGGGTTCTGCGTTCTGGTCATGGTTAGCCGAAGACATTCTGTTTTATGGTTACGGATACGCGCGTGTAATGCAACGCTACGCCGACACTGGTCGCATTCAAGCGATGGAGAGAATAGATCCTCTTCGCGTTACTGTTACTACTAACGGAAACGGAACAGAGATCGACGGTTATTCAGTCGATGGACTTGTAATCGATCCGAGCGAATTAGTCGTCTTTACTGGACTCGATGAAGGAATCTTAAATCGCGCTGGCCGCACTATTCGCGCAGCTTCCGCGTTAGAAAAAACAGCTTACGACTTCGCGATAAATCCGAATCCACAAACTATCTTAAAAAACTCTGGCGTCGCACTTCCGAAAGATCGTGTAGCTGCGTTAGTAGCAGCGTTTAAGAATCGCACTTCTAAAGCTGTTACATTCTTAAACGGAGACGTATCGATCGAGACTGTCGGTTACGATCCTAAGAATCTTCAACTTAACGAAGCTCGCGGATACCTGGCTCTTGAACTATGCCGCGCTGCAGGTCTTCCCGCTTACTTCGCCAGTGCAGAGCCAAACAGCTTTACTTACTCGAATGCAGTTAGCGAAAGACGTTCTCTAGTCGATTATTCTCTTCGTCCACTTATGACAGTTATAGAGCAACGAATGAGCCTTTCAGATTTTACTCCACTAGGTCAGGACGTTAAGTTCGATCTAGACGACTTCTTACGCGGCAATCCTTACGAGCGCGCGCAAGTGTACGAAATACTAAATCGAATCGGTGCTATGTCGATCGAGGAAATACGAGAAGAAGAGGATCTACTTCTATGAAAATAACTACACCAATGAACATCACAGCGGCAGATTCTAACTCGCGCACTATTAGCGGGCGTATCGTCGCATTCGAGGAAGCTGCTAACGCTTCTACTGGGAAAGTCGTATTCGCAAAAGGCTCTATCGCTCCAGCTTCCGTAAAGTTAAACTTGGAACACGATCGCACTCGTCCAATCGGTAAGACTATGGACATGACATTAAACGAAGATTCGATCGACGCAGTCTTTAAGATTACAAACACTACAGCGGGAACGGACGCGCTTACCGAAGCGATGGACGGACTTCGCGATGGATTTTCTATCGAGTTAGCTGTAGACGATTACATCATGCAGAAGGACGGCACTATGCGCGTTCTTGCTGGAGAATTGACAGGCGTCGCACTCGTAACAGAGCCAGCGGTTCGTTCTGCTCGCGTTAACGAAGTAGCTGCAACAGAAGGCGAAGAAGTCGCCGAAGAGATCTCCGATTCCACAGTGGAAGAGGAAGTAACACCAACAACAGAAGGAGACGAAGTGGACAACACCGTCACAAACGCGGAAACCGTCGAGACGGTCGAAGCTGCTCAGTCAATCACAGCCGCAGCGAAGCCAATCGTAGGCGGATCATTCACCAAGCCACGCTTAGAGTTCACAGCTGCTAAGTACGTGGAAAACACAATTCGCGCAGCGATGGGCGACGATTCAGCTCGCCAGTACGTTCTCGCAGCGGATAACACAACAGATAACGCAGGTCTAGTTCCTACTCGCCAGATGGCAGAAGTAGTTAACGGATTATCTACGCTTATCCGTCCATCAATCGACGCAGTCTCTCGCGGAACACTTCCAGACGCGGGCATGAGCTTCGAGATTCCAAAAATTACCGTAGCTCCTAGCGTTGCAGTAGCTAACGAAGACGCTGCATTTTCAGAGACAGATCAGAACTCTGCTTTCATTACTGTTCCAGTAAAGAAGTTCGCTGGACAACAGACATTCTCTGTTGAATTGCTAGATCGTACTTCTCCAGCATTCTTCGAGGAATTAATTCGCAACATGGCCGCAGCTAAGGCCAAGGCAGAGAACGCTTACGTCTCTGCACTTATCTACTCAACAGCTACAGGCGACGCAACTACTACAGCAACTTATCCAACAGCTGCGGAGCTTCTCGGCTTCGTCGCTCGTGGTGCTGCTTCTGTTTACGGAGCTACAGCTGGACTTCCTAATGGCTTCGCTCGTAACTTCATCATGGGAACAGGCCAGTGGAGTAACGCGATGACACTAAACGACGCTGGACGTCCGATCTATTCACTAGTAACTAATCCTATGAACCAAGCGGGATCGGCTACACCTACTTCACTTCGTGGAACTGTTGCAGGACTCGATCTATTCGTAGATCCATCACTAGCAGCGACAGACGTCGACGGTTCTATGCTCATCGTTAACCCAGACGCGTTCACATGGTACGAGGGACCTACTTTCCGCCTACGCGCGGACGTAATCGCTTCGGGCCAGATTACCGTCGGTTACTACGGTTACGGCGCACTAGCTACAAAGATCGCAGCTGGCGCATTCCACAATAACAAGGCGTAATCCGAATAAATCAGACATCGACTAATTCGCTCCCGAGTTAGTCGAGTAGTAGAAGGGAAGGACTAACGTGCCAACAATTATCACGGCCACACAGCTAAGATCCGTCTTGGGCGTTAGTTCTTCTCTCTATTCGGACGGGTATCTCGACGACATCATCGACACAGCCGAGCAGGTTATTCTCCCGCTGCTCGTTCAGAACTCGACAGCTGTAATCGAGTACGAATTAACTTCTAACGTAGCGACGTTCTTTACTCGTCGGACACACCCGTTCGTAGTCGGACAGTCGATCGTTATTACTGGACTTCCAGCTCCGTTTACAGCCACGCACACTCTTACAGTAGTTACAGACTCTTCATTCTCTGCAGCTCTTACTTCGGCAGACGTAACACGTCGCCAGATCATTCCGAACGGAATGGCAACTCTTAGCGGTTATTCAGCTGCGACTCTCTACGTGGGTAACGCGTCGATCGAGTCCGCTATCTATGCAGTATCGATAGAAGTCTTTCAATCTCGCACAGCTGCGGGCGGTCAAATCGAAGGGCTGGACTTCGCCAGTTCTCCTTACCGAATGGGCCGTAGTCTTCAGAATCGTGTAATCGGCCTCTTAGGTAATTACATCGACGTCGAAGTAATGGTCGGCTAATGCCAGCCAGTTCGATTCTAACTAGCGTTCGCACTCCACTAAAGACAGCCATCGCAGGAGTAGCGGCTAACACTTACGATTCAGTTCCAGAAGCTCCGATCGTTCCGTTCGCGGCGATCGTTCCGAATACGCCTTACTTACAGCCGAGCTTCTTGGGTAAAGGGAACGTAAAGCTAAAAATTAATTTAGTAATGACCGTAGGCGTAGCAATCTACGATAATCAGAGCGCACTCGATAACATCGAACAGCTCGTAATTAGCATTCTGGCGGCTATTCCGTCAGGGTACGAAGTCGGGGACGTATCGAATCCGATTCCGTTAAACATAGGCGCGTCAGAGATTCTCGCGTGCGAGATTCAACTTTCGACTTATTACACACAAACAAACTAGGAGACCAACATGGCCACGACCGTAATTACAGGGCGCGATCTTTCGGTTACGATCGCGACCAAAAACTATAACGAGCAAGCTACAAGCGCAACGCTAAGCGGCGACGTAACTATCGAAACTTACGACACGCTTTACTCTAAGGCTTATCGTTCAATCGATAAGCAGTGGACGTTCGACGTCGAAATGCTTGCAGACTGGGGCGCGACAGATTCACTCTGTGAAGCTCTATGGAATGCTGCAGAAGCAGCTCCAAACACTACTTTAGCGATCTCGCTAACAGCTGTTACAGGAGCGGTCTTCGCGTTCAACGTGCTACCAATTTTCCCAAGTGTCGGCGGTTCAAGCCCAGACGCTCAAACTGTAACGCTATCCTTTACAGTAGTGGGAACACCTACAGAAACATTCAGCTAAAAAACAGAATCGGGAGCAAAAATGAAACTAAACATCGAAGTCGAATACTTCTCGGGAGAGGTCGCTACTTACGTGGCGGCTTCTCCAGAGTGGTCGAAGTGGGAGAGCAAAACTTCTAAGACTATCCAGCAAGCCGAATCGATCGGAGTTAACGATCTTCTCTTTCTTGGCTACGCAGCCATGAAGCGAGAAGCTGCGGGAACTCCAGTAAAGCCTTACGAGGTCTGGATCGAAACAGTAGCCGAAGTCTCAGCAAGTAGCGCAAACCCAAAAGTTATCCCGTCGGAAGCTTAAATCGATTAATAGTCGAACTCTCAATCGCGACACAGATCCCGATGAGCGAGTGGCAGACGGCGGAGCAGATCTTAACGGCGTTAGAGATACTGGAGAAACGGAATGGCAGATAAGAAAGGCCGCGGCACTTATGCCATTACCGTCGATCCTTACGAGTTTAAGAATCTTATAGGTCTCTTAAACTCATTCCCCGCCGAGTATCAGCAACTCGTCCGAGATGAAGCTTTACCTTTATCTAAGCGATTAGCTGGTCAACTAATGATGAGCGCGAACAGTGCGCCAGCTCCACAGACTAAGCTCGTAGCTCAAACGATTACGGCTAAGCGAGATCGTCTTATTCGCGTAGACATAGGCGGATCTAAAAAAGTCGGTCGTAAGTACGGCGGAGAAACTTCTAAGAGCGGTAAAGGTTCTAAAGTTCGCCAGAACTCAGCTCCAGCGGGCGCGCTTTTATGGGGAACAGAATACGGATCGCATGGCGGAGTCGACTCAATAGGTCGATCATTCACAAATAGATTTAAGACTCCCTACAATAAACGCGGTTATTGGATCGCTCCAGCGGTTGATTATTACGTTCCAATCGTCGCCCGCGAATACGCTCGCATGATTCAAAAAATTGCCGACGAATTGAGGTTTAAGTAATGGCGGGCATTCCAAAAGTAAAGATAACTTTCGACGCCGACTTCGACGAATTAAAGAAGGGCGTTAAAGGCGCGCAAAATGAAGTCGAAGGTTTCTCTAGCAAGATCGGCAAGTTCGGCAAGGTAGCCGCTGCCGCTTTTGCAGCTGCAACAGTGGCCGCCGCCGCCTACGCGGGAAAGCTTCTTATAGATGGCGTTAAGTCAGCGATCGCAGACGCAGCAGCTCAGGAGAAACTCGCTTTAACCTTAAAGAACGTTACAGGAGCAACAGACGCCCAGATTAAGGCAACCGAGTCTTACATAACCAAAACATCGCTCGCGTTCGGCGTTACAGACGACGACCTTCGTCCATCACTAGAACGCTTAGCTCGCGCTACTGGCGACGTACAGCAAGCCCAGAAGCTACAAGCTTTAGCTCTAGACATAAGTGCGGGCAGTGGTAAGTCTCTCGAAGCGGTTACTAATGCTCTGGCTAAGGCGACCGAAGGCAATACCGCGTCTCTTGGAAAGCTTGGAGTTGGACTTTCTTCTGCTCAGTTGAAGACTCTTTCCATGGACGAGATTACTAAGAAGCTCGCCGATACTTTCGAGAATCAAGCTTCAACAAAAGCGGACACATTTCAAGGAAAGTTAGATCGACTTACTATCGCATTCGACGAAGGTAAAGAGACGGTAGGTTCTTTCGTTCTTGACGCGATTACTCCGATGGTTACGATCTTCGTAGACAAAGTAATTCCAACTCTTTCGGCGATGGCGGGTTCGATCGGTAAAGATTTACAAGGTCCGCTCAATAGTGTTAAGACAGTTCTTACAGACTTCGTAGTTCCAGCTTTTAAGGCTCTCTATAGTTACCTATTCGACTACGTCGTTCCTTTCTGGGCTAGTGTCTTCGGCCCAGCGATTCAGGGAATCTCTAACGCTTTCGGTAAAGTTAGCGCAGCTATTAAAAATAATGAAGACGATCTAGCTCCATTATTTACACTCTTTAAGTCCGTCGCTGGATTCGTAAGAGACACGATGGGCCCAGCTATCGGAACGATTCTAAAGGTCGCTTTCGAGGTTCTTGGAACTGCTATCTCTGGCGTCATTACTGGCGTCTCTAAAGTCGTCAACTTCTTGGGCGACATGATCGACAAGGTAAGAGATTTCATTAACTTAGTAAAGGCTAATCCGATCGTTTCTGGAATCTCTGGTCTTATCGATCGCGTCTTCGGTGGAGCGCGCGCGATGGGTGGCCCTGTTACTTCTGGAACTTCCTATCTGGTTGGCGAGCAAGGTCCAGAACTATTTACGCCTAATCGCAGCGGTCAGATCGTGCCTAACGGTGCGCTCGGCGGTGGTGGCGGTGCAGTCATTAACTTAACTGTTAACGGAGCAATCGATCCAGAAGGTACAGCCCGAGCGATCATTAACGTCCTTAATAATTCAAGCTATCGCGGAACTCTCGGATCGGGTGCTTTCGCGTGACACTCTGGAATCCAGAATGGCGCGTTCTTATAGATGGCGTCGATTATCAAGAAGTAACACTGGCCAGCGTTCAGATCACTAGCGGCCGAACTTCTGTTTATGAACAGCCAGTAGCGGGCTACTGCTACATCGAACTAATTAACTTACAGAATACTTCTTACCCTTTTACAGTCGGCCAAGAGATTCTAATCTCTATTAAAGATTCGACTGGAGTTTATGTCGATCTTTATGGTGGCTTTATGAGCGACATCGAGATAAGCGTGGTCTCAGCTGGCTCGACTGCCTACGTTACTAGCGCGCGCATTACTGCACTGGGCGCACTGTCTAAACTGGCTCGGGCTAACTGGGAACTGGCTTTAGCTAAAGATTACGATGGAACTCAGATCTATAACATTCTTTCGGATCTTCTTCTTAATAACTGGAACGAAGTCGCTCCCGCTTTAGCGTGGTATCAATACGATCCGACGACGACATGGGCTAACGCGGAAAACGTAGGACTTGGAGACATAGATCAGCCCGGGCAATACGAAATGGTTAACCGATCGGCCGACCCAGTTTCTAGCTACACTTTAGCAAGTCAGATCGCGGAGTCTGGACTCGGTTATCTTTACGAAGATGGTTCTGGTCGTATCGGGTACGCGGACGCATTACATCGACAGACCTATCTCGCAGCTAATGGTTACACAGACATTTCAGCCACGCAGGGAATCGGAGTAGGTCTAAAGTCAGTTACTCGAAGCGGAGACGTTCGTAACTTTATTACTATTAACTACGGAAACGGATCGACTCTTAACGATAGCCAAGCGGCTTCTATCTCGCAGTTCGGTAAGTTCGCCGAAATCTGGGACACAAACATCGAGAACACAGGCGACGCGACGCAAGCTCTAGCTCGGCGTTTACAGCTTAAATCTTATCCACGAGCTTTCTTTGATTCTATCCAGTTCCCTATCGCGTCTCCAGACATTGACGACACAGACCGCGACGCACTTCTAAAAATCTTCATGGGAATGCCGCTACGCGTTACAGATCTTCCGCCTAACATCGTCGACAGTGTCTTCGAGGGTTACGTCGAAGGCTGGTCTTTTAGGGCCAGTTATAACTCGCTATTTATTACGATAAACGCTTCTCCGCTGGAGTTCTCCCAGATGACACTCCGCTGGAATCAAGTCAATCCAAGCGAGTCATGGAATACAATAAGCCCAACTCTTACATGGGAATACGCGATCGGATCGGTGGCATAACATGGCAACTACTACGACTAACTTCGGCTGGGACATTCCGCAGTCGACCGACTTGGTTAAGGACGGCGCGACAGCGATCGCAGCTCTTGGTCAGGACATAGATACGGCATTCGTCGATCTTAAAGGCGGAACGACTGGACAGATCTTGGCTAAAGCTTCTGCCACAGATCTAGACTATTCATGGATCGCGAACGACCAAGGCGATCTTACAGCTATTACAGCGGGTACAGGAATCTCGGTAACTTCGGGAACTGGTCCCATTCCTACAGTAGCAATAGACACGGCGGTAACTGTCGATCTAACTACTGCACAAACTTTAACAAATAAAACTTTAACAGCTCCAAAAATCTCTTCAACATACACAGCCAAAACGGATAACTATACTTTCGGATCGGGCGACGAAGGCAACATTTTTTCTATGAATGCTGCAACTGCCAAACAATTTTCAATCCCAACCGACGCAACTTTTAATTTCGCAATCGGTACGGAAATTAACGTTTTCTGGATTACAGGTGTAGGACAACCAACTATCGGCGCCGTCACATCGGGGACGACGACAGTTATTTCAACAGGAGCAACAAGTGCCACGCCTAAATTACGCGTTGCAAATTCTGGTGCGACGTGTAAAAAACTAGCTGCTAATTCATGGATCGTATTTGGAGATCTCGCCTAATGTCTCCAATGCTTGGAATTATGGCGTCTAGTGCTAATCGTCAAGTAACAGTTACAGGTGGAACGCTTTACACTTCAGGCGGATACAATTATCGCGTTTTCACATCTAACGGCACATTGGGCGTTAGCGGTGGAACGCTGACTGCTGACATTTTAGTGATTGCAGGCGGTGGTGGTGGTGGTAGTGATGTCGGCGGCGGTGCTGGTGCAGGTGGTCTGTATTACGCGAGCAGTCAATCCATTTCATCAAATCAAACGATTACAGTCGGTAGCGGCGGCTCAGCAGGAACAAATGGCACTAATTCTCAAATTGGTTCATTTACTGCGGCAGTCGGCGGCGGTACTCAATCATCAAACGGCGGTTCGGGTGGTGGTGGTCGTTTTTCAAGTCCAGCAGGTTCACCACAGAGCGGACAAGGTAATTCAGGTGGCGCAGGCGATCCTAGTAATGCAACAGGCGGTGGTGGTGGTCGTGGCGCAGCAGGTACTGCTGGCTCAGGCACCGTAGCTGGTGCTGGCGGTGCTGGTTCAAATACTTATTCAAGTTGGGCATCAGCCACGAGTACAGGCGTGAGCGGTTATTACGCAGGCGGTGGTGGCGGTTCAGGTGGTTTTACTTCTATTACTGCTGGCTCAGGCGGCGCAGGCGGTGGTGGTGCGGGTGGTGCAACAAATGCAAACGGAACTGCTGGCACAATAAATACGGGCGGTGGCGGTGGTGGCGGTTATCAGAATTACACAGGTGGCGCAGGCGGTTCTGGAATTGTGATTGTGAGATACGCAGCATGAGTCACTGGGCAGAATTAGATCAAGATAACAAAGTGATTCGCGTACTTGTTGGCGACAACAATGATTTAGCAGGTGATGAAGGCTATCAATGGCTTATTGATAATCTTGGCGGCACTTGGATAAAGACTTCTTATAATGCAAATATTAGATTTAACTTTGCTGGAATCGGTTTCTCTTATGACCAATCGCTCGACGCATTTATTCCGCCACAGTGCCACGAAGAAGCAATCTTAAACGAAACAGTAGCTTTATGGAATTGCGAGAATGGAGAACATAATGTCGAATTATCCTAATGGTACAGCTGCGGCAGTAATGGAAGTAGCTCTTAAAGAAGTCGGGACGATCGAACAGGGCGATAACCTTACAAAATACGGAAAGTTTACAAAGGCCGACGGTCTTCCATGGTGCGGATCTTTCGTTAACTGGTGTTTCCATGAAGCAGGAATAAAGCTTCCATCTATGGTCTCTACAGCTGCAGGAGCGCACAAACTTAAAGAAGTAAGTCGCTGGGTAGAAACAGAGCCGAAGATCGGCGATCTAGCTTTTATGGACTTTCCGCATGATGGCGTCGACCGTATTAGCCACATCGGAATAGTCGTCGGAGTAAAGACCAAGAGTGTGATTACCATCGAGGGAAACACTTCGGGATCAGGCGATCAACGTAACGGCGGAATGGTAATGATTAAAGAGCGGGCATTCGGGAGCGGTAAAGAAGTCGTAGGGTTCGGACGTCCTAAGTTCGTCGCTTACGCTGGCGATTATCCGATCGTCGAAATACCTACTCAATCGGCAGCGAAGCCGAAGAAAGCGGAGAAAAAAAATGGAAAACTTAAAAGCATTACTAGCAAGCTGGGCGCGTAGTTTTTTAGCTGCGTCTATCGCTGTTTACATGGCTGGAGTCTCAGATCCCAAGGCGATCGGCATGGCGGGCCTTGCCGCCGTTCTGCCTGTAGTCCTACGCTGGCTAAATCCTAAAGATTCAGCTTTCGGATTATCGGGGAAGTGACTCGGAAACTACTGGCGGGAAGTCTGGCCTTAGTCCTTTCGGCTGGGCTTTCCGCTTGTGGTTATCAGGGTTGGGTGCGCTATGAATGCCAAGAATACGAGAACTGGTCGAAGCCAGAATGCCAAGAGCCACAATGTGTCCCTACTGGAACATGTACTAGCGACGTCCTTGGAGAAGAAGCTCCACAGCCCAGCCCGTCGCCGTAGTCCAGAAGAAGTCCACGCGACCCTAATCCTTATTATCGGATCTACTTTAGCGGCGGTTTTTTTAATTGTTACCCTTGGAATTACTTACGCGCTTATCTTCGTTACTCAGCCGATCGGTAATCAAGCTCCTAATGACGCGGCCTTTATTGATCTTCTAAAGACTCTCGCGATCTTCTTAACTGGATCACTCGGCGGAGTTTTAGCGGGTAACGGATTAAAGTCTAAGCCGAAAACACCAATCGACACGCCGACATCTACGCGGGAATCTTGACCTAGTCGACTTCTTGCTTCACTCTTTACATCGGGAGCGCGAACGTCGCTGCCAGTATCGGGAGCAAGTAATGAACGAATTAAGTATCGTCGTAGTTATGTCTATAGCT